TCATGCTGGCAACAAGCGGACGGCCGCCTCGGGCACGGTGATAACGAGGGGCTGGTCGCCGTCGAAGAATTCAACGGTAACGGCATTCGGCCAATTCGGAAATGTCGAGCGGTCGAGGACTATGCCCTCATAAGATCCGCGCCGAGTGAATGTCAGGATAACGAGGTCACCAATTTCGATCTGTTCACACATGCCACAGTTCCTTGTTTCGGGCCGAGCGAAATCGGCCGGTTGAATCCAGCGCCATTTCGTCTCCTACTGTGGTGGTATGTGTGCGGTTGGTGGCCGCGCACTGTTTCTGCCTGAAATTGCAACTGCAGTCAAGCAGGCCGCACAAGGCGGCCCGCTATTAGCTTATTTCCAATCCAGCTTCGCCAGCGCGGCATCAACGACCGAAGGCGCAAGACCCGCCTCTTTTGCTTGGGCATAGGCCTGCACGATGGTCGCCAGTGCGCGGGCCGAGCCGCCAGCGTCGAATGCCTGCGTCGGCCCGATCACATCGATGTCGACCGGAGAACCGAGCTTTTCGGTTGCTTCTTCGGCCAGCAGCATGGCGATCGGCTGCAGCGTCCATTGCGCAAGGTGCCGTTGGGCTTCCCGCACGAGTGGCCCGGTGGTCGAGGCATTGAACAGCCCAGGCAGCACGCCGAAGGAACCGCTGATGGCGTCACGGGCCGCCGCGAGGCTTTCCACGCTCATGCTGCGCTCGATATCCGGCGTCACGTCTGCCGGCTTCCAATCGACCGCAGGAGCTGGCCCGCCAGCCGCCGAAACGTTGACGGATTCCCGCAGCAGAACGCGGCCACGCTGCCCGCGGAATGAGCGGCCAAGCGTGGTCATATCGGTTTCGGCGCCTTCGGGATAGGGAACGATCTGCGAGCCAAGCGGTGCGTTTTCATACACTTCGGCCAAGGCGGTTTCCAAGGCATTCAGCAAGCCGGCGGTGAGTGATGCCCGCTTGAGCGGCGCGGTGCCATAATAAGGCGCCGCGGCGTCCGCACCTATGCGCAGATGCAGCACTTCGCCGGCCAGTGCCGTTTGCGTCGTACCGCCGCCAGCTTCGGAGATGCTGACACGATAGGCGGTCGGCTTGCCGTTTCTAGTCCGCAAATCCCAATCGCTGCAGGGCACCAGCCCCTCGTCGCGGATGAGAAACACAGCCTCGCCCCTAAGCGCCGCAGAGCGGGCCAGGAGAGCCATCGAGCGCCGGTCCAGAAGATCAGTGCCGCTGACATCGGCGAGGCTAAACGCGCCTTCCCATAGGCTGACGCAACTCTGAGCCGTCGCGGTGAGTTCAGCGATGCCGCGCCTGCCGGAAATGTACGATTCGCGAGCCGCCATCAGTTCGGCGGTGAAGCCGCTCATTGCCGAGCGCTTTTCTACCGGAGCACGTCTAAACCAATCAAGAATACTCATTAGACCCTCCGATAGCTGCGCAGCAGATCGCCCGCGCCGCTGTTGCTCATTGCTTGTGCCGCCCATGATGCCGAGCGGCTTTTGTCGACGGTGATCGAACCGGCAGTTACGCGCTCGCGGGTCGCGCCGGGAGAGCCCTTCTTTGCGGCGGCCATGTATTCGGCGAGGCGTCGGAAAGCCTCATCCACGGCCGCAGGAACGTCGCCGTTACCGACCGTGCCGACAAAGCGATACGTGCCACCCGGAAGGCTGTAGCCACCCAGCGGCGAGGGCGAGAGCGCAACAGACTCCCATGCATCGGCACGCCAGACTTCCACAGTAGCGATCGTCGCAGGCGCCAAGGGCGGGCTCCAATCGCCGCAGCCCTCAACAATCCAGGTCACGGCTCGGGACGTGTAGCGCCATGCCGTGTAGGCCTCGATCCGTTGCCAGATCATCTCCGGATCCAGCGCAGCCGCTGCCGTCGAAAGGCCCGAAGGCGTGGCGGGATAGGAGGCCGGGATGGCCTCCTGCTGTTTTATCGTGGTCGCCATCATGCCCTCCATCGAGCCAACGTGCGTTTCAGGCCGGCGTCTGGTGCCTCGTCATTGGCGAGCGCCCAAGACCGTGCCGCAATCTGGGCCGCGTCGTAAGCAGGCCGCGTCACCAGCGACACCTCGAACAACTCTGCCGCATTCACGGTGCGCAGCAGCCCATCGGCCGAGCGGGTCACAACGTCGCCGCCAGGCGCTACGCGAAAGCCCGGCGAGATGCCCTTTGTCAGCCCAGCCGCGAGAGCCGCCAGCGCGTCATGCGCCCAGCTTGTGGTCGCCGCTACGCGCGCCTCAATGTGAAGCGCGTCGTCGTCGTCGCGGAGCGTGAGAGAGCCCGCCTCGGTCGATGCGAGGGGCTTTTCGGGATCGTGACCAGCGAGAAGGAAAATGTTCTCGCCAGCCTCGATTCGAGAGCTAAAGGCCCGTGCGGCGAAGCGTTCCCGCCTGCCGCTGCCGAGCATGGTTTCCGCGCCATAAGGAAAGCGCCCCGACAAAACTGTCGAAGCGCCCTCGCCACGGACTTCAAAGTTTGCCGGAGCGCCGTAAAGCATCAGGCAGCGTCCAGAACGCGAAGCTGCACCTGCCGCGGAATGACCAGATCGGTAGTCAGCAGGCCGGTCAGTCGAAGCCCACCGCTTGCCGCATCGCTGTACGGATCACGAATGAGGTCAACACCGCCAAAAAGGCCAAGGTAGGCCGGGGCAAGCCCGCCAGCCGTGACGGTCAGGATAGCCGTGCTTGCTGGAAGCTGCGTTGCCTTGGCGATGTTACCGGCACCGACATGCTTAGCAAGACGATCCCATTCCGTAATGCCGCTGCCGGCGTCCCAGATGGCGTCGTCCAGAGCCGACCACATAGCGGGCGTCATAGCCATGCGCACTTGGCCGGGATCCGAGATGGCGTTGGCCTGCATGAAGGCAACGATCTCAGCTTTGATGGCGGTCCACGTAGCAGCCCACAGGCCGTTGTTCGTGGCACCCGTAACTAGGCCGGTCGGCTGTCCAGCAGCGCCAGAGCCTACCAGAACGGCCCGATCAAGCTCGGCACCGATTGCAGCCGACATGTCGCGCCGGATGGCCATTTCCAGCCCGCCGCCGACCTGTTTCAGTGCCTTCCGGGAAACCTGCATGCGCGCGCCGAGCGTGTGGTCGGGCGACAGCATGGATTCCGCGGTCTGGAACGCAACCGGAGCCGCCAGGTCAGCGCCTTCCGAGGCGGCCCAGTTAGCGACAGCGCCCGCGGTGGCGACAGGATACTCAACCGCGCCGTGGTCGATGCTCACGCTGGCGACGCCGAGGCGGGAAGCTACGGAAGTCGGAAACAGTCTGTCGAAAAGCGACAGCGTCTGCTTCGGATCGACCAAGCCACCCGAAACCGTGTTGCGCACTTCCAGCGCTTCCAGAGGAACCGGAATGCCGGTATATGCGCCCTTGCTGCGCATCTCGGCCACGACTTCAGCAGTCTGGCCGGTAAGCTGATGGCCGTGATCAAGCGCGGCAGCAACCTGGCGGACCTCGAAGCCAGCCAGCACGTCTGCATATTCTCGATCAGAACGAGTCTCGAGGTCTTTGCCGGCATCCCGGCGTTCGCTATCCTCGGCAATCAGCGAGGCACGGTAACGCGTCTCATTGCTGCGATATTCCGCGTCCAGAGCTTCCATGCTCCGGGTTTCTTCTTCGGACGGCTGAGCTTTGCCGACAACAGCGGCGAGCGCCTGCCGAATCTCGGACTGACGACGCTGGATTTTTACGGATTCGAGCATTCAAATTTCCTTTTGCAAAAGAGATTGCCACGCTTGCCGCGCGGCGTTCGGTAGCTGGCCACGTTCGGCCAGGGTTTCGGTGATGTGGCAGGCTCGGCACAACGTGGTCACGTTGGCCAAATCAAAAGCTAGCTCGGGCGCCTGCCTGGCCCGGATTCGGTGATGCACTTCGAGTTGGCCCGCCGCACCACACTGGGTGCAGCGGAAGCCGTCGCGGCGCTTCGCTTCGAGCCGCAGAGCCTTCCATCGCTTGTCGGCATAGATGCGCTTTAGACCCATGAAGCGGCCCGCATCTTCTTTGTCGGACGAGCCCTGCGCCGGTCGCCTTCCGCGACTGCCAGGATGGTAGCGGCAGCCGGGTCGATGCGGCCAAGCGATCGGCCTTTCGCCAGCTTCGCGTTCCCTGCGGGGTCAATCAGCGTAATGGCGTCGGCCATCGCGGAGCGCAGCAGCAACGATGGTCGGGTTTTCACGTGGCCGTCGAACAGCGCGCGGCGGAACCGCTCGATGTCTTCGGAGCCGTCTTTCCAGCCGAAGCCACGCCATATGAACGGGACGCGGGATAGCCCAGCGCCCTGCATCGCCTCGACAAACTCGGCATGCCGGAATCTGTCGCCCACGATGCTGGAAATCGTGGAGCCCTCGACCAGCTTGACGACGCTGGCGAGCCACGGGCCGGGTGGTACCGTGTTCTCGCCTAGAACGGAAAGCTCGCCACGCTCCTGCATCTCCGTGTAGCGCCCGGATACGCCATCAGCCGCGCCGCGATCGGCAAGGCCGGGCTTAGCCGGGAACGTGCCGACTGCCTCAAGACGGCCCGTAGCAGGCCAGTAGAACGCCGCTGCCGACATGGAACGCGAGCCGCCCAAGTCGATGCCAAGGATGCACTCGCCCTCACGTGGCGGGAGAGCGTCGGGAGAGACTTCGGCGCTCAACCATTCATCGACCGTGATCAACACCGATCGATCTTCGGTGCTCACGCGCTCATTGCGGTTGAGATTGCGGAAAGACGAGAGAGCCGAGCCGCCGCGGGCGATTGCGCGCCGTGCTTGCGCTTGCAGCCATTCGAGCGAAGCGCCGATGCCCTCGGCAGCGCCGGGATTGGCAATAAGAAGGCTTTCCGCGTCGTCGGCGGGAAGGCCGAAGGGCGGCCGATGTTCCTGCACATACGTGCCGGGTGGAGGCTCATCGAGCCAGCGCGAGAACGTGTTTGCGTCGTCGGGTGCACTGGTCGAGATGATCAAACACCGGCCGCCTCGCTTTCCAAGGCCCGACAAAATGGCGTTTTCGAGGTTGTCGCCTTTTTCACGTTCCCACGCTGCACGCTCGTCAAGGATGGCGAGGTTCGGAGCGCCGCCAAGAATCGACTTGCCGTCGGCCGCGATGCATCGAGCAAGCCCGCCGCCGTTGCCGCTATATTCGACTTCCAGGCGCGAGCCGCGCCGGATCGTGAACAGTTCTTGCTCGTCAGCGGGAAGGCTCTCGATAAAGCCGCACAAGAACCCAAAGGCTATCTTGGCCTGGTCCCTGTTACGAGCCGCGAAGATGATTTCCCGCTTTGGCTGCGCGTCGAGCTTTCCGACAAGCGCCGCTAGAGCCAAGCCGCTCGATAATGCCGTTTTCGCATTGCCGCGCCCGATCGATAAGACGCCGACCATGTTCGCCGGGTCGAGTGCACCGCGGACAAAGGATTTTTGAAATTCCGCCAGTTTTAGCGGCTTGCCAGCGTTCGGCCCTTCCGGAATCTTGAGCGTTTCGAGGAAGGCAATGGCGATTTCAGCAGCCGTTTTTTCCTTAGATTTTTTTCGGGAGAGAGAACGCAACACCCCGACACCGGTACCCGCGCGCGAGCGTTTTCGGGGCATTGGGACCAGATCAGCCGTCATGCCGGCGCGCTCGTCTCTGAGCACTGGCAAACCCACATCGCCGTGGCGGGATCGATCTCGATCTCGGTTATCTGCCACCAGCCGCCCTCGATGTTGACCTTATCGAGCCGCTGTGGCGTGACCGCGAGCGTGCCAGCGAGCAGCTCGATCTTCGCTGCGGTGCGCGGGATGCCACTCAGGCCGGCGTATTCAGCGTCATAGCTGCCGCGCAAGCCCTCACATGGGTACGTCGTCCACGTGTAGGAGGGATTGCCATATTCATCGAAGGTTTCTTCGCCGTGCGCATAGGTCGCGCTACGTAGCGTGCCGGTGAGCGCAGCCGTTACGTCCGCTCTCAGGTCGTCAAGCATGTGTCACCTGGATTGTTTGTGTAAGGGGGGAGCGGGACGCACTAAGGCGCCCCGCGTGAGACCTTCACCGGATAGGAGGACGGCTGGTCTCGCGACGTCAGACGATTCAGCGGTTTCTGAAATGCATTTGGCGGGCCCGCATCGTCGTTTTGGCTTTTGGACGCGCCGCGCACGCCCGCAATGTCCCCCGCCTGAATTGATCTTTGCCGCTGCGTTTACATCCGACGTCAACGGCAAAGAAAAAGCCGCCCCGGTGGAGCGGCTTTGTTGCTTGTTGCTAATAGCTAAATTACGCTACACGATTTGCAACATTGGCATGATAATTGCTTTCGGCAATTTGCTCTTTCGCCCACGCCATGGCTTTGGCCAGCATGGCGGCGCCCTTTTTGTCTTGATACCGTCCTGTGGCGCCGAACGCACGGCCGATGCCTGACACGTTCTCTCGGGCCATCAGCAGCTCAATCACATAGTCGATATCCGGCGGCGGCTCATCGAATGTCGGCTCTTCTGCCTTCAACGGAGAACCACGCGACTTGCCGGGCCGTGGGGTGCCGAGCCCGCTTTCCGCCCCGATGAACTCCGCGCCTGGTGCAACGGCATCGGCACATGCGCCGAACGAACGGAAGTCGTCGGAAAGCTCGTCCACGTCGTTCTGTGGGCGAATGTCGTGCCGCGTGTGACCGCATGGCTCAACCGGCTGGCGCGCTCCATCGCCTAGCCTCGGGATCACTGCCGGCAACGCAAGATGGGCGCCGAGGTTGGTCTTTGCCTTCGACTTGCCGCGCGCTACCCCGTTTCGCCTCACGTCGAGCCCGCCCTGTGGCGGCTCATTGTCGTTGGCTGCAACCACGGAATCCGGAAGCCGCTGGCGAGCAATCAGCCAAAGGCAGGCCGCGCCGTAATCGTCATTCTTCATGGACCAGTTCATTGCCGGCCGTGTGCCTCGGTAAACCGGCTCCCTTCCTTTCGGCGGCTCGTTGTCGTTCGCTGCGATGAGCTTCGTCGCAAGGCGCTCTGCGGCACTTCGCGCCGACTCTGTGCGGAGATTGCTTGGCAGGTTCATGCGGCCACCCTGGCCGTCGGTGCTGGCCGCTTAACCTGCTCGATGACGTCGGGCCAGGTGTAACCGCCCTCCGTTCGCAGGACGATCAGCTTTGGTCCGAAGGCTGATGAGAGGTCGACACCCACTACTGTGACTGGCGCGCCGCTGTCAGGGTCGTTGGCTGTGAATTGCGTTTGCAGTGGTATCACTGTGGTGTCCATTTTATCTCCTCTTTGTTTCGTTTAGGGGTTGAAGCAACCGGTAGGGCTTCCACCCTACCAGGGGTGCTACCACCCCACCGGGGGTATAAGGGGGTGGAAGGAACAGGGGGCTGGTAGGGGGTGGTAGGGGGGTGGAACAGGGGTGGTAGGCAGGGGTGGAAATTGCCTATTCATCGGGTTGCCCTCCGACCAGAACGAGCCGTTGCCGCATCTTTGAAGGCGGACCTTCCATGTCGATCCTCAGCACACCAGCGGCCAGCAATGACAGCATCGCCGCCTCTAGCTGCTTCACGGTCATGCCTTCCGCATCGGGCCGCTCTGCCATCACACGCGGCGCGTAGTTGATGCCCTTCGTCTTCGCCACGCGATCGCCGCTGGCGTTGATGGCGGCCAGCAGGTCTTTGAAGACGCGCTCCGCTTTGGCTGCTATCAACGCATTACCCGGCGAGGGCTTGCCGTCATCGAGAACGAACGATCCATCTTTCCAGCGTAGGCGGATTTCATCGCCCGTCTTGCCGTAGTTGCTTTTCATCGTCTTCAGGATGCGCAAGTCAGGATCCGCATCCTTGTCGGTCGGTCGTGTCAGATAGAGGCGGCTGCGCACTGAGTTGTTCCAAGCGGTGCTGCCAGACGAGCCGGTGCCGGTTTGCATGCCCGCTACCGAAGGGTGGGCGAGAAGGATGATGGCGCAATCTATCTCCATGGCGAGCTTGCGAAGCATGGCGATGAATTGGCGGACCTGGGCGCGCTTGATCTCGTCGCCGCCGAACAGGTCGGCTGCCGTGTCGAGCACGATGAGGCGCGGTTTGAACTCTCGCGCGTATTTCTCGAGTCCGAGCTGGAGGCTGGTCGGTTGCATTATCCCGGCACGGTCAGGAATGGAAAGCAGCGCGTCTGAATCGGCGAGCGAAATGAGCCGAAACATCCATAGATCGGTAAGGTCTTTGCCATGCGCTTCTGCGATATCGGCCAGCCGTCGGTGGAATTCGTCTTCATCATCTTCGGCGCCAACGTACAGCACGCGCCCCGCCCACGGCTCCATGTCAAGCGTGTCGAGGCTCATGGCGCCGGCCGCCGCAATCTGGAGAGCGAGGAGGGACTTGCCGACACCGCCGTCGCCGTTAAGGATAGTCACTTGCCGCATCGGAATGAGCCCCTCGGCATACCATTGGCGCGGGGGAATCGGCTCGCCGTGCCAGTCGGCGGGGTTCACGACATCGATCCGGCGCGCTTGCGGCACGTTGTCGTTTGCTGCGGCACGCTTTGCATAGCTCGGTAGCGGCAGGCCTAAGTCAATATTGACGTAAACGCCCATTTCTTGCGGAGTGTAGTCCCCGGTGACCTTCGAGACGACGACCTGGTCGCCGTTCTCGCCAGCAACGTACAGGTCGACGGTCTCGCCGCGGATGGTTGCGCCTCGCAGCCAGGATAGTGCGATCGTCCCGCCGTATTTCGCATGGCACTTCGATATCAGAGGATAGTATTTAGGTTGTTTCGGCCCAGCAATTGAGCCGATTGCGGCCCGAATTGCCTCAGGGTCTACTTTCTCAGGCTGCTGCTGCAATGTTGGCACTCTGGAGCCCCTTTAATGCGAGTTCTGCGGCGGCGGTGATCTTGTCGCCAAGCCGTGGTGTAAATGTTGTCGACCGTCCGCCGCCATTGATCGACGGCGCGTAGGTTCGGAGACCTTGCGGTGTACGCATCAACCGAAGGCCAAACACGCGGATGTCGTCGGTTAGCTGCAGATCGAACTTAGCGATTGCAAACGCGTTGCAATCTGGCCGACCTTCAACGGCTTGAATTGATAGGATTTTCATCTTCTCTCCCATGTTAATCGATGGTGTCTTCCGCCTCTTGAGCGGCAAGAGCGGCCGCCTCTTTGCGCTTCTCGCGGTCCTCGATGCGGATGATGCCCTGAAAGACGAGAAGAGCCGCGGCACCGTCTGGAGTGAAGCCCACGGCGCAAAGCTGGCTAATTGCGTCCTCGATGATCTCGCGGGTTTTGGCTTGTTTGTACTGTCCGACGCTCATGCTGCGGCCCTCGCGGATATCCGCGAATCGATCCACGCTTCCACCTCGGCGCGAACAAAGGCGATTCGACGCTCGCCAAGCTGTACAGGCCTTGGGAACGTCCCGGCCTCGGCCAGAAGCGTCAACATAGTGCGTGAAAACGTGGTTGCCTCGGCTGCCTCTTTCGGGCTCATCAGGCGGGGTTTATTGTCGTTTGCAGCGTTCAAATTTTTTTCTCCTTCGGGGATTGACAGGTTTGTAAAAAAGATGGCATACTCATGAATGGATAGGTGTGCCCACAAACGAGTGACGCACATTAAGTTTGTTTTACAAAAATGTCAATACCGCCAATAGAGAAAGTGCGCCTATTTCGCGCTTTGGCAGTAATCCGCCCAATCGGTCATTAGCTTGCGGCGCTTCTCAAGCGCATCCTTGCGCCTGTATGCCGCCTCCGTCTTGTCTTTGATCACATGCGCCAATGCGGCTTCAGCGACTTCTCGCGGGTGCTCGGTATGATCGCCGCACCAATCGCGGAAAGACGAGCGCAGGCCGTGCAAGGTAGCGTCCTTGTCAGGGGAAGCGGCGCGCAGGCTCTTTGTCATGGCTGTGTCGGATATCGGCCGATTCTCGATACCACCTTCAAAAACAAGATCGCCAGTTGCGCGCTGCTTCTGCGCCTTGAGGATTGCTACGGCACGGTCAGACAGCGGCACACGATGCTCGCGGCCCGCCTTCATTCTCTGTGCCGGAATCACCCATAGCGCGCCGTCCAGATCGAACTCAGACCAGACGGCTCCACGCACCTCGCCGGAGCGGGAAGCGCATAGACAAGAGAATTCAACGGCACGCGCAGAGACAGCAGACGACTCGCGCAATGCCTTCATCGTGGCGGGTATGTCTTTATAGCCTACCGCAGCATGATGGCCCCTGCTGAGCTTCTGACGCGCCGGCAGCAGTTCCTTCAAGCCACCGCGCCAATCGGCAGGGTTGTCGCCCGTGAACAAGCCGCGCGCCTTCGCGTGGTCGATCACTGCCGCGATTCGCATTCGCGTGCGGTCGGCGGTCTCCGGTATTTTCGCCCAGATGGGTTTCAGCGTCTCGACAACATCGTTGCGGGTAATATCGCCGATCGGTTTTTTGTGAAGCGGTGCGGCATAGGTGTCGAGTGTCATTCTCCACTGGGCGCGATGTTTTTCATTCCGGAAGGATGATTCCTTCACGGCGATAACGTCCTCCATCACGTCGGCGAAGGTCTTGCGGGTGGCCAAGTCGTCGCCGCGTGCTAGCCGATCTCGAATCGCCTGGGCCTTCTCCCGGGCGAGCGCTAAGCTAACTGGCGCCGTGCCTTGGCCGTAGCCGCCTAGGCCGAGCTCTGTGCGCTTGCCGTCGCGCTTATATATAAAGAACCACTGCGCCGAGCCGCCCTTGCGAATGCGCAGAAACAGGCCATCACCATCGCTATGAATGCCGACCTTCAGGGTTCGAATCCGTGTTTCCGAAAGCTTATTGCGAGCCAT